GCCAAGACGTCTATGGGGTCGTAGCCAAGGCTGTCGAGGCTCGGGTGCGCTGCGATCTACAAAGCGACAAGACGCTGCCCTATGCGCTCAAGACGGACAAGGACGGCAACGTGGTCGAGCGCGGGTACACGCCTACACTGGGCGACCTTGCAGCTATGTGGTTGGACTTTGGCATCACTCGCAAGGTCTGCAAGCGAAACACAATGACCTTTGGCTATAGCTCGAATGCCAACGGTATGTACGACCAGCTCATGGAAGATTTCATGGTCCCCTTGGAGCGATCCGTTGCTTACGGTGAGTTATCTAAGCATCCTTTTGGCGACGACCATGTGCAACGGGATGCTGCGAGGTACTTAGCGACCATTAACTATGAGACAATCAGAGAGACGCTGTCCTCAGTCTCAGGGGCTATGGACTACATCCGCGCACTGTCGGAGGCCCTGAGCAAAGAGAACAAGGTTATGCGCTCGACATCGCCGTCTGGGTTTCCCGTGTTCCAAAGGTACCAAAAGACCAAGCGTATGAGGGTCAGGGTTTTCTTGTGGGACAGGGAAGCCAAGATCAACAAGCGGTCACAGATCACGATGGTGCAGGACGTCGTCAACCAGATTGACAGCAGGAAGGCATCCAATAGCGCCTCGGCTAACATCATACATAGCTGGGATGCTGGGCACATGGCGCTTACGATCTGCGCTATGCTCGACATGCTCGACGAAGGCATCAATGACTTCTTTATGATCCATGACAGCTTTGCCACACAGGCGGCTGACACAGACACGATGTATCACGTCGTGAGACAGGTGTTCGTCGATATCTACTCAGGTGACTGCGTCTTCGCTAAACTTGAGGCCGAGGTCCGCGAACAACTCAGCAATCCCGACGCAGCTTTAGCAGCACTGCCTGCCAAAGGAGACTTAGACATACAGGGAGTCCTCGAAAGTCGCTACTGCTTTAGTTGAGCAGAGCACAACCATGAATTGTGGGTACAGCTACAGACAACAAAGTCTGCGAAAGGAACCCACGATCATGACGACTAAGAAAAACTTCCGTACAAACGAGGGTCGCGCTCGTTACCCTCGTTTGACGCAAGCTGACGACCTAGACGATAAATTTAAAACTGGGCTTATCATGAGCCACGAAGATGCGGAGCCCCTGATGGCTATGTGTCTCCAAGCTGGCGAAGAAGCCTTCGGTCCAAAGAACTCCGACAAACTAAAGATGCCTTTTAAGGTGGACGAAGAGACTGGCGACGTAATCTTCACCATGAAAACTAAGTTTGAGCCCAAGTTCGTCGATGCAAGAACCACTCCTATACACTTTGCTGATGCTCCTCAAATCTATAGTGGCTCAAGGCTCAAGTGTGTCGGTACTATTGGTGAGTGGGAGATGTCGAAGATCAATCGAGGCATCAACTTGAACCTAAACAAAGTTCAAATCATCGAGCTAAGTGATGGTCAATATGATGATGAGGATGATGGACTTGACGCGGTCGAGGGTGGCTTTGTCGCTTCGAAGCCTAGTCGTAGCAAGCCTGCGCAAACCAACGACGACGTAGACGGTGATGACGTCCCATATGACGATGACCTTTCGGACTTCTAAGTGGGGCTCAGGCAAGCAAAGAAAGCCTAGCCGAGAGAGCGTCGGTATAAAGCATGGTTATAGGTCGGGCCTTGAAGCTAAGGTCGCTGATCAGATTACTAAGGCTGGACTACCGGTGATGTTTGAGACCGACAAGGTGTCTTACATCGTCCCACAGCGGGGTGCCAAGTACACTCCAGATTTCAAGTTGCCGAAGAAAGACGGCGGCTTCCTATATATCGAAACCAAAGGGTTATGGCCCGTCCAAGGTCGACAGAAACATCTTCTGATCAAGGATCAATGGCCTGATCTCGATCTACGCTTTGTCTTCAGCAATCAGAGGGCAAAGCTCTACAAAGGGTCCCCGACTACATACGCCGCCTACTGCGAAAAGCACGGGTTTAAGTATGCACATCGATGGATACCTGACGACTGGCTGGCCGAGTGTCTTATGCCAGAATAAGCGAGAGCAAGGGGCTGCTGGGAAACTGGTGGCCCCTTTTACTTTGTGTGGTTGGGAGACCAAGATATGGCTTTGAAACTCATCTTGCGAGAGCAATACGATAGGTACACTCGAAAGTCGCAGCTACAGCAGCGCATTAAGCCCAACATTAAATCAAAGACGTTGAAAGTGCGTAAACCTAAAGTGCTTCGAGGCAGACCATGAGTACCGACGAGAGCACTAGCGAGTTTGTCGCCCACGTACCCTGCGATACCTGCGGATCTCGCGACAACGCTGCCCTGTTCACAGACGGCCACACCTACTGCTTTGGGTGCGCCGAGCACGTCCAAGGAGACGCTGAGAGGGTGTCTGTGGTGGCATCTCAGACCAAAGCTTTACTACCCCTGATCGAAGGCGAATACCGGCCTCTCAGGGCTCGAGGATTAACCGAGGAAACGTGTCGCAAGTTTGGCTATCAGGTCGGCCTAAACAACCAAGGCAAGACCGTGCAAATCGCAACTTACCGAGATAGCGCCGGTCGCCCAGTCGCTCAGAAACTACGAACCAAGGACAAGCAGTTTTCGGTTGTAGGCGACGGCAAAGCAATGACCTTGTTTGGCAGTCACCTGTGGTCGAAGGGAAAGAAGATCGTGGTCTGCGAGGGCGAGATCGACGCCATGACCGTGTCGCAAATCCAAGGCCACAAGTGGGCCACGGTATCAATACCCAGCGGTTCACAGTCCGCTAAGAAATCACTGATGAAGGCGCTCGACTATCTGTCGAACTTTGATGAGATTGTGCTGATGTTTGACGCTGACGAGGCTGGGCAATCAGCGGCCCTAGATTGTGCAGAAGCTCTGCCTATTGGCAGCACCAAGATTGCCACGATGCCCGAGGGTTTCAAAGATCCAAACGAGTGTATGCTTGGCGGCAAAAGTGCCGAGATCATCAACAGCATCCACCAAGCAAATGACTTCCGCCCTGATGGCATCGTTAGTGCTAGTGATCTGCGAGATATCGTCGGGCAGGCAGATGCCAAGGCCGAGATCGAGTACCCATACACTAAGCTCAACGAAGTGCTCATGGGCATCCGCACGTCGTCTTTGATTACGATAGCTGCGGGGAGCGGTGTAGGTAAGTCAACGCTAGTACGAGAGTTCGCCTACGCAATCCACATGTCAGGCAAGGCTGGCCCTGTCGGCATGATGATGCTTGAGGAAACGACCAAGCGCAGCCTGCAAGGCCTCGTGGGCTTGCACATGAACAAGAACATCACCGTGGACCCTGACTGCGCGGCCCGCGAAGAGATCGAGGCTAGCTTCGATGACTTGGTGAGCGAGAGACAGCTTTACTTCTTCGACCACTTCGGTGGCTCTGACCTTCAGGTGATCAGCAACCGCATCCGCTACATGAACAAGGGGCTGGGCTGCAAGGTGATCTTCCTCGACCACATTAGCATCCTAATATCGGCAGCTACGGGCGGGGTCACTGACGAGCGCCGCTTGGTCGATCAGGTGATGAACGATCTGAGGGTCCTAGTGCAGGAGCTAGACATTGCCCTGTTCGTTGTGAGCCACCTGAGACGGCCACAGTCCGAAGCAGGCCATGAGGGCGGGGCTAAGGTCCAACTAAGCCAGCTCAGGGGCTCTCACGCGATCGCACAGTTGGCTGATGCCTGCATAGGTTTAGAGGTAGATGCCGATGACCCGACGTCTGGTCTCAGGAACTTGGTAGTGCTCAAGAACAGACACACCGGCCAAACGGGAAACGCCGGTACCCTGCGTTATGACAGAGATACCGGCAGATTGAGTGAAGTCGATGAGGCGTTTGATAGCGACGTGCCTTTCTAAACACTTAGTTAGGAGCGAGGCCACTCGGGCGGTCTGAAGCCGTGATCTGTGAGCCAAGATAACACGCGACAGGCCACGGGGTTCGGTGGTCTACCACCCTCGCCCTCCCCGTCAAACTCCCATTTGCGGACGGTGCGTTCTGACGTGTTTAGGACATGCGCTAACTGACGAACCGTGAGGCCCAGCGACCGCCGAGCCTCTTTGAATTGTGTGGGTGTCATGGGTTAACGACCTCCTTTGAAAGTAGGTGAACTACTGGGATCATTTTAGGGTCCGCTTGATGCCACGCATAAGTAGCCATCGCAATGTCGGCCCAGCAATCGAGCAGCCTTGTGCCATCAAGCGGGTCGTCAAGTGAAATCCCTCTGGCAAGGCAATAATCAACCATGCCTTTCTTTGAATTGCTGGAGGAATTATACCAGTCCTGCGCTGCTTCAAAGGCTTCCTCAGAAGGAAAGGGCATACAAATGCCATCCGAATGAACCCACGCAACGCTGCCTCTTTCGGTGTACTCTTCAGTGTGGTCAAGTTCAATCCAATGTAGTGTCATTGTGCTAGTCCTTTTTGGTAAGCTTTGATCAGGGCGTCACGGCCCTTGAGTTCGGCGACAAGAAACTTGATCCGAAGAGCGGCGTGACCCAAGTCTTCGGCGGTCTGCTCGTAGCCGTCAGCTTCGAAGTCTTCGGCCAGAGTGTCGAGGTAATCAGCGTACTCTAGGTCGCTGGTTTGGGAAGTAGGTGTCATTGTGCTGTCTCCTGACATGTGGGCTTCATTGCCCGTTGATGGGTGGGGCCGAAGCCCCCTGTTAGGTTAAAACTGCCAGTCTGCGGGGGCATCTACTACGTCTGTGTAGCGGGGTTTTTTCTCTTCGCGCTTAAGCGTGTCGAGCGCGGCCATGATAACTGACAGAGCTGTGAGCTTTCCGTTAAGGTAATAAAAGCAGCGGGTGAAAGTTGTGTTGTGTTCGTTGGTCACAAGGTGAGGTGTGACAGACACTGGCAAGTCACCAAAAAGACGGCCAAGCTCGACTGCCTGATGGTACTGGGCGACACGGCGATTGATCAAGTCAACAACGGTCTCAGTGACTTGCTTTTGCTTTTCGCTGATGCGGTCATCTTTTGGCGCAGGCTTGACCACTGTGCTTTCTTTGAACACATGGCGAAGATCAACCAAACGAGCCAGATCAGCGCGGAGATCGTCTTTAAACAAGCGGGTGTGCTTGTCACGGATTTGGTGAAGATCGAAGGGCAATGCCCAGTAATCTTCATCTGTGGCGCGGGTCTCAGGCGCAAGCTGCCAAGTCTGGTTGGCGTTGCGAACAATTTCATAAGCGAGGTTCAAGTAACTCAGCGCCTCTTTCTGGTGAGCCTTGGCGGCAAAGGTGCCGTCTTCTTGAAATTGGTTCCATGCTAAGTTGATATAGTCTTGAACAGTTTTCATCGTCGTTCTCCATGTGTGGGCGTCATTGCCCTATGCACTTAATCTAGGCCCTCTGGGCCGACATTGCAACCCCCCTACCTAAAATAAATCTTTAGCTAAGTAATCTTGGGAGATTATATCGATGAGCACTTATGCTTCGCGATCCAAGAGGTTTGCCTTCGACTTAGAAAGCAACGGCCTCCTCGACACCATCAACCGCATCCACTGTTTAGTCCTGAGCGATCTAGACTCAGGCCGTGTGCAGACCTTTGACATCCGCGATAGAGACGCACTGTGTAGAGGCCTGAGATACCTCCAAGAGGCCGATGAGATCGTCGGTCACAACATCATTGGCTACGACATACCGGCGATTCAGATCGTGCATCCTTGGTTCAAACCCAAAGGCAAAGTCACCGACACG